CCAGTAACCATCGCTTCAATAGCTTTGTTGTGAATGTCGTAAATGCGGTCGGCGGCCTCAATGGGCAGCGATTTGATGTAGTTGACCTGTTCCTCAACCATCGACCGGAGGACTTGGCCGATAGGGGCGTTTTTGACCATGTTTCGCAATTCTAGGCTGATTGCCTCGCTTTGCTGATACCAGATTTTCTCGTTGTGCCTGTTGACGTCAGTAACGAATTTTTCAGCCACCTTATGCGCCCAACCGTCGATAACGTCACCGTAGCTATCCAGGGCATCCATGATTTCCGTTACGCTGTCATTTGAACCATCGTAACGACCATTTACGATGTCGCCCACCGCCCGCGCTATCTGCCGTAGGCTTGTCCGGTATTGGGTCTCGACCTGTTTCGGGATCTGCTGCGTTGTCAGGTAAACGCGGCGGCGGTTCGGTTTCGGCATTATTGATATCCTCGTCAGTGATAGACGCGCCAATGCCCGTCACGTCAGACAGTTCTCGGAAATCAGTCATTGCGGCTTTCTGGGTCATAATTCCGCTTTGCATGGCTGTGGTTATGGCATTTGTAGTGTTGAGAGCTACTGTAGAGCGGTCGAGATCAGACATTTGCCAGAGCGGATTAAATTCAAACGTAAAATCATCGGGAAGTGGCTCATTTAGCGCTGACCGATAAATGATGTCGAAAAGGGTGCGGATCGGCAGCTTAAGCTTTTTCTGCTGGCTCCCTACGGCGTCGTAATAATTCGCCAGGTCTGAATCGCCGGTAGCAAAACCCTTTGGTGACTGGCCGTAAAGGCGAACCAACGGAATATCTGTGGCCCCGCTGATTTCTTCTTTAAATTCGCTAATCAGGTCAGGAAGTCCGGCAAAGGAATATGTCTGCGCATCAAATTTGTCTGCGGCATCAATGAGCGTCATGCCCTCATTGCTCTGCATCATGCGCACCATATCCATCTGTTTGATGAGGCCTTTTTCTGCCACACCGCCTTGGCCTAATATGGCTCGCAGTCCATTGATAGCCATCGTCCGCAAATGGGCTTTATAGGCGAGTTGCGCGGAACCTTCGACGATACTGTCATATGCCGTCAGCCGGTCAAAAATGCGCTCAATGACCGACATACCCCATTCGTTTTCGGTCATGGCCTGTTGGTAGGGCAGCTTAACGCCATCAAACCTAATCAGGCGGCTATGATGAATACGCCACGCTGGGATGCCGGTCGCTGTGGTGACCACATTGTAAAATTCAGGCTTGCCCAGATTCGGGCCTAATTCTTTGATGCGCCGTGTAAGGTCAGGGTTGATCATCCAACGATCGAGCGGTAGCAGACCCTTAAAACTGCCATGGCCAATCTTATTCAGATCCAGGGGAATGAATGGTGCCTGCCCCTCAATCATAATCAGACACACCGCGCCGCCGTAAAGTCTGGACCATTTCAAGGTCGAATTTAACGTTTCCCAGATGGCCAACTCTTCAAAAAGTGATTCAATCGTCCCGCGCTGCTTGGCGTCGATCTCCGATGTGATGCGCAGCCCTTTACGCGTCATATCATCCGGGATGGCGTCAACCGCCGCGCCAATGATCCACGACGACCGATAGCACCACTCAATCAGCAGCCGATTGCGGCTGGTATAATTGGCCCGGTACGTTGATGCGGCGTGCTGATTATTTTGTTGCAGCCCGACGCGGGCCATAAAATTGTCATACGAGTCAGCGGTAACGATGCGCTTACTTTTTGCCATTACTGACTCCCGAGTAATTTCCAGATGTCCATTGTGTTATCCATGGGTGCGTAAGCGATCATGGTGGCGTCGCCCAGGTTGGGGGACTTGGTGCCGTCTGGCTGTTTATCCACAACGATTTTCCCGACGCCATTGATGGAAAATGTCGGCTGCGATAATTCCATGATCAGTTTGTCTTTGTTTTTCATGGCGCTGGATATGGAAATGATGTCATCCGGGTTGTAGGGCATTTTTTCCACTACAGCCCGATAGGTTTTCTGAAACCGGGTGCGCAATGCCCACCAGCTTTGGGCCTTGGCGTTGGCAAAAAAGTCTTTATTCAGTCGCCCTGCTTGCCCGTTATCGCCGCGTACTGCCTCATCGTCGGGGTCAAACACAGCTCCGCTACCCCTGAATGGCGTTACAAAGATTTGACGTTGCCGCTGTGGTTGACGTTGCTCATTGATGACGCGAGAGTCACCACGAGCACCAGCACCTAAACCGTCTTCATCGAAGCGAAAATCTTCGAGATTTTCCTCATCACAGAAGGTAAAGGCTTTTTGCACCGTGCTGAAAATGTCGCTGCCTGTGCCAGACCATTCCTTCACGTTTTCCAGCAAAAAGCCGTGACGACTCGCGAAGGCGTTTTTATCCCTGCCCTCATCGGCGATATCCAGGGCGCCCATTCGTTTACCGGTTGGCTCGATGCCCAGGACGATATGCGCGTCAATGGCTGCCTGTACCCATTCAGACGGGATGAGCATGCCCTCGGCTGATGCCTGGTAGTTCAGGTCCAATTCCTGCGCCACGATGACCGGGTTATCGATTTTCGCGACTTCCTTGTCATACCACGCCTGGTCTTTGCGTGGGTCGCTGCGCCAATGAAACGTAAATACCGGGATTTTCCCGCTATGACGCTTCTGCGCAAACGGGTTGTTCATGCCGTTGACCGACGAGAGATCGATACGGCAACGCGTTGTTTGCGACAGCGCGGCATCAATCAGCATCGGCCGCTGTAGAAACGCGGACTCATCGACAAAATACAGTGTCGTACGGTCACCACGCCCGATATTGTCGCCAGCCTCACCCTTGATAACGGCGCCGGTATCCGGGAACTCGACGCGCATATAGGGCGCATGCTTTTTTTCGCTCCAGGAACCGCGAAATTCTGATGGCAACATTTCAATAAATTTACGGGCTTTCCAGAAAAGCGCTTTCGGGTCGCCGGTGCTGTCCACGTACTCTTCTTTGCGCGAACCGAACCCGATCACCATTTCACGGTTGAATAAGCACAGGGAGCACGCCAGAGCAATTGACGTCCAACTGAGGCCCATTTCGCGTGATTTTTCTGTGATACCGTTTTCTGTCCAGGCGCGCCGCTCCATGATCCACCGAATCCACTCTTCCTGTTTCGGGAACAGCAGAAATGGAATGGTCACCGGCAGCCCATAATCGATATTGCGCGGGTCGGTGGTCATGCCCCAGTCAATGATAAATTGGGCTGGATTATCGCGGTAATATTGACGCAATGCCGGTAACGTTTCGGGACGCTGGCGGATACGCTGCAACCGTTCCATGCGCCATTCATAGACCGGCGTGTAATCAGGCTTTTTGAAGTCGAATGGGAACGGAATTGGCATAACGCGACCTTGAGATAAATGAGTGAAAAAAGAGAGTTTTTAACATAATGACTGTTACCCGCCCCACCGCGACATGACTCATTCACCACTCGGTGTGAATGGCCTATTTGTCAATGTTTGTCATGAGATTTGGTTAAAAAATGACTGCATAAACAGTGCATAAATCGGGGCGTTTTTGAATAGCCCTTTCCCAGGACGAACGGCTTATTTTTGCAATTTAGCCCAACAAGTCTTTGTAGAGATCCGCTGCCTGTTCAGGCGTCAGATTGGTGGTCTCTGTTTTGATGGGTGCGCCATCCTTGCCGGTCAATTCGGTTTTCTTCGGCGCTTCCCAGCCCTGCATTTCGCCCAACTGTTTGATAGCCACTTTCGGGTCGTGCATTTTCAGCTTGATGCCTTCCTTGCCGGTAGTCAGCTCGGCCACGGCGGCCATGGCGCCAGCATCTTGCAGCGCGGAATCCTTGAACGACCACGACGCTTGATAAACCGGCTGGCCGTCTTCGTCTTCGCCAATCTGGCAATTGCGGAACTCGGCAATGTCGGTCAGCGACGTGCGGCCCATCTTCGAGAGTCTTTCCAGCGCTTCAATGCGGGTCATGATGGCGTCGTTGACCGGTTCGTATTGGACAGCATGCAGAAACGCTTGAACCTTACTATTTCTTACTATTTGGGCTGCTTTCGAATGGACGCCGTCACCCTTTGCTTTGCCGCCTGCTTTACGGTAAGCCTGGGCCTGATTAGCGCCTTTCAGTAAATGCGTGACGAATTTCTTTTGTAATGCGGTCAGGGCATCGAAAAGCGCCTTCTGTTCTTTTGTCAGCGTCATTTCGACTCCTTGATATTATTCCGGATAAAGCGCTTTGACTTCGAAACCGATTTTGTAAGACACGCGGCGCTCTACTTCTTTCATGATTAAACCCGCCAGATGCATCCGGTTAGCAGAGTTCGATGGGATATTCTTTAACTCGTCGGTTACTTGATTAAAAAGCTCTTTAAAGTCTTCGTAGGTGGGCAAAACGAATTCCAACTCGCAGTATTCATTCTTGACCATATATTGCGGCTTTTCAGCCGGAATGTCTTTTTCGACGTAAAGGGACGTGATGGCATTTTTTACGTCATTGGAAAGATCAGTAAGCGCTATCTGCCTCTCTGGTCCTCTCGCGTTACCTATCGCCACCTGATTTTTGATGATGTCCAAAGCGGCTTGTTGCGCGAATTCTGGGATACGCTGAAATCCGGTTAATTTTTGTTCCATTTGGAATTATCCACTGGTTTGTAAAATACCGCCCGCAGAATTTTTGAGACCACGGGGTCTGGAATCAGAACTTTATGCTGAATTCATTATCAAGCCCGTTCGTCCTTAAATGGGCTTTGTAATGATCACGCCAGCTTTTTAGCGAACGCGATGACTTCATCCCACACGTATTCGACATCATGGCCAGCCAGCGCAAGCAGATCTTTTACTCGATCTAGAACGACATCAACGTCCGGCGCGGTGGCGGCGCTCGGTACGGTTTGGGAAGTGGAAGGAGCAGCCGGTAAAGGCGTGGTATCAGTTGGCGCCGGAACAGCGACGAAATATAAACTCGATTCGCTCGCCGTGGTGCCGTCGCCCAGAATTGCCGTAAGGGTAACCGGGCCGGGCGTTGTACTTGTCAGACTTGCCACCGCTTGGCCGTTCGCGTCAGTAGTTGCTTGGGCCTGCGCCAGCGTACCGGAAGTGGTGGAAAAATTAACGACAGCACCGGCAACAGCGGCGTTATTCGCATCAGTTACGGTCGCCTGTACGGTAACGGCGCTTTTGCCGTCCGCCGGCTGAGAATTCGCCTGGATGGCTAATTGAATTTGACTCATTTTTACCTCGGTTCAAAAATATGGCGTTTTTTTGCGCTCCCCAAAACGGGGGTGCTCAAATTCTATTTGGCTACGGTCTTAGCGGCGCCGACCAGATGGGTCCATTCGGCTCCGATATTATGGCCAGCGGCGATTAACAGCGGCAGTAATGCGGTCAGGACGCTATCAATAGCAGGTTCGACGGCCTGGATTGTTTGGGCTGTTTCTGCAACGGTGTTAGCGATCGGCGCTGCGCCAGGGATCAGCGCGGCGACTTGCGCGGCTTCCCCGATGGCGGCGACTGTACCGGCAAACGTAGGGGCCGGCGCTTGGGTTTGTAACTGGGGTTGAGCTTGAGTCTGAACAGGTATTGCGGATGGGTTATCCATGGGTTTTGCCTTTTTGAAAAAGTTAAACAGGGGTGTGATAAGGGATGGAAGAAGTGCCAGCAACCAGGTGGATTTCATTTTGTCCCCTTATGCGGCGACTGGAGCAGTCAGGACGGTCAGCGCGGTCTTGTACCGGGCGATCCGGTCTTCAATGCCGGTCTGGCCGCCGTTGATAATTTCAGTAACGCGCACGGCGTCGCCGGGGTGATTAAGACAACCGCGGGACGCATAGAACCACGCGGCGCTTAGCGCAGCGTATTGGTCTTCTTGCAAGAGCGCTGGATTAACTACCAGGTCAACGCCGATAGCGCGGCCGCATGCCAGGTAGTTATCAAGGAACGTGATTTGAATCAGTCCGCGTCCGCGATATTTCCAGCCGTCGCCCGGTCCCTTATTCCCGTTGCGCCCGTGATAAGCCAGATTAGCAATGGCGGTCTGGCGGGGCAGCGGCAATGTTTTTTCTGTCAGCCCACGCCCCAGGCTTTTTGCTTGGCCCATCGTCATGTGGTTAGGGACGAATTCGCGGATCAGTGATTGCACCGAATAATCGAAATCTTCACTAATGCGCGTGTAACCTTCACTTTCGTGTCCGCACTGCGCAATAAACATCGCGACATCTTCAATTTTCGTGATGCCGAACTTCTGGCGCGCAGCATCGATATGCGGAAACCAGCGCGCGGCCAGCTCGGCGCTTAATTTAGCCGCCTTTTGAAATTGTGTTTGATTCATATTTTTCTCGAAAAGAGCTTAGCGGCGTTGCCCCGGGCGCGGAGCACCAGCACGATCATGATGAGGTTGATAACCAGGGTTGCGGTATGCGTGCCGGCGTACTCATTGAACGCGAATTTTATCGGCACGCTGCCGTAAGCCAGGATCAGCAGATAGGCAAACCAGCTCGCGACGGTAGAATGTCTGGCACCGGGTTTGCGAAAGAACATCAGGCGCAGCGCAATAACGACGCAGAGCGCAACATTAATGAGGACAGCGGGATCTTTAGCCATGGCCACCCCAGAGGCGTGACAGCCATTCGAATGGAGATTGCGCGTTGAGCCATGCCAGTGATTTTATCGCCAGTACCGAAACGAGCACGGCGGCCAACGGTGCAAGGTTTTGTTTGCTGCCGGTCCACGCCGTCAGTTTTTCACCGACAACGCCAGCGCCGAGCACCCCTACAATAAACGATGAGAGGAAATAGCATCCACGCCTAACAAGCGGGACGTCTGCCGCCGTGGCAACGTAATAAACAG